TAACTACTGCTGGTCAATTAAGTATTCGTTGGATTCAAAATAAGATTAACGATTACATGAACAATCTGTTAAAGACAGAAACTGATTATGTAATTGCATCAGACACCGATTCAATCTATTTGAGACTTGGTGAGTTAGTTAAGAAAGTTTATGGTGCAGATGAACAAGTATCTTTACCTAAAACTAAAATAATTGACTTTATGGATAGAGTTTGTAATGATAAACTTGAACCTTACATTGAGAAGTCCTATAAAGAATTAGGCGACTATATGCAAGTATTCAAGCAAAAGATGCAAATGAAACGAGAGTCACTTGCCGATAAAGGTATGTGGACTGCTAAGAAACGTTATATTCTTAATGTATATGACAATGAAGGTGTTAGATATAATGAGCCAGACCTTAAGATTATGGGTCTTGAAGTTATTAAATCATCCACACCATCCGCTATTCGAGTTAAAATGAAAGAAATGATCTCATTAATAATGAAAGGTACCGAGAAAGATATTCAAAAGTTTATCAAAGACTTTAAGAGAGAATTCAAATCAATGCCCCCTGAAGAAATTTCTTTTCCTAGAGGTGTTAACGGTATAAGAAACTATTCTAATTCTGGTAGTATGTTATACATCAAAGGTACGCCAATTCATGTTAAGGGTGCAATTCTATACAATCATTATCTGAAAGAAATGAAACTTACCAAAAAGTATGAATTAATTAAAGAAGGTGAAAAGATTAAGTTTACATACCTAAAAGAACCCAATCCATTTAAAGATTCGGTAATATCATTTCCAAATCGTATTCCAACCGAGTTTGGGCTTGACAAGTATATAGATTATGAGTTACAATTCGAGAAAACATTCTTAGCACCAATGCAAACAATTTTAGATTGTGTTGGTTGGAAAGCAGAGAAAGTTAATACACTAGAAGGATTTTTTAAATGATTTTCTTAACACTACTTACCGCATTAGGCTTATCTGGTGTTGCGGCTTATTATTCAGTAATAGGACTTACTGCAATTTTTCCTGGTTCGTATTGGCCTATTATTATAATGGGTTCAATATTTGAAGTTGCTAAATTAGTAACGATTTCATGGACTTATAGAAACTGGGAAACTGCACCAAGAAGTCTTAAAGCGCCTTTCATAACAGCAGTTGTTATTTTGATGTTCATTACATCAATGGGAATTTTTGGATATTTGTCAAAAGCACACTTAGAACATTCAGCGGATACTGCACCACTATCAGATAAAGTTGCAATGTTGGATGAAAAAATTAAAACTGAAAAGGAGAATATAGATGGCAATCGTAAGATTCTCAAACAACTTGATGATGGTGTTGACCAGGTTTTGGTACGATCCTCGGATGAAAAGGGGGCGGATAAAGCGGTCGCCATTCGCAAATCCCAACAGAAAGACCGTAGCCGCATTAGCCAAGAGATTCAAGAGTCACAGAAATCCATTAATGCACTTAACGAAGAAAGAGCACCTCTTAATGTGGCGTTACAGAAGGCAGAATCAGACTTTGGTCCAATTAAATACATTGCAGAATTAATATATGGTTCTGGTAATAGAGACGTAATTGATAAAGCAGTCAGACTTGTAATCATGCTAATTATGATTGTTTTTGATCCTTTAGCAGTATTACTTTTAATTGCCGCTAACAAGTCAATAAAAGAACGAGGCGACGTTGACATAGCAGTTAAAAAAAGTTTTGATGATATTCATTCTAAAGTAAAAGAACTTGAAGAAGAACCGGAACCAACATTACCAGAAATCAAAGAAATGCCTATAGACTTAAAACCAGTAGAAACAACAGTTCAAGTCGAAAAAGAAAACATAGCAAATATAACATCTCCTGGAGTTTCAACAACTACATACGATTATACAGTTCCTTTTGCATTTGAAAAAGCAAAAGATATAGCATCCGGTAAATTTTAAAGGTAAATTATGAGTATACTTGAAAAACTAAAGAAAAATAGCAGTATCAAAGAATCAGCGATACTTTCAAAATCGAAGTTCTTTACAGAAAAGGACATGATCCCGACAGCAATACCTATCATTAATGTTGCACTTAGTGGAGCACTTGATGGTGGTTTAACACCTGGTCTTACAATGTGGGCAGGCCCATCAAAACACTTTAAAACGGCTTTTTCTCTTTTGATGGCAAAATCGTACCTAGACAAATATGAAGATTCGGCACTCTTATTTTATGATAGTGAATTTGGTACTCCTCAGTCTTATTTTGATTCATTTGGTATCGATACTAATCGGGTTTTACATACACCACTTACGGACATTGAACAGTTAAAAATTGATGTGATGCAACAACTTAAAGAGTTGGATCGCAAAGACCATTTGATTATTGTAATTGATTCAATTGGGAATCTTGCATCTATCAAAGAAGTCAATGATGCACTAGAAGGTAAAACAGTTGCCGATATGTCAAGAGCAAAAGCAGTAAAATCATTGTTTAGAATGGTAACACCCCATTTGACAATGAAAGATATACCAATGATCGTTGTAAATCATACTTACAAAGAAATTGGTATGTTTCCTAAAGACATTGTAGGTGGGGGAACAGGAAGTTATTACTCGGCCGATAACATCTTCATTCTTGGTAGACAACAAGAGAAAGAAGGTACTGAAATCGTAGGCTATAATTTCATTATCAATGTTGAAAAGAGTCGTTATGTTAAAGAGAAATCTAAAATACCTGTTAGCGTATCTTTTGATGGTGGTATTAGTAAGTGGTCTGGTTTGCTTGATATTGCCCTCGAATCTGGTCATGTAGTAAAACCTTCTAATGGATGGTATTCTAAAGTTGACAATGATGGTGTTGTTGGAGACAAAAAATACCGAATTAAAGAGACCGATACAAAAGAGTTTTGGGTACCGATTCTAAAGAACAAAACTTTTTCCGATTACATCAAAAAGAAATACCAAATATCAACTGGTAATATTATGCGTGGAGATATTGAAGAAGCCTTTGAAGTTGAAACAACTAATGGTGCTGAATGATAGAAGGCATTGATTACTGTTTCATCTATTCTAAAGATGACAATACATTAACCAATATCAAACTTTTAGAAGGTGAATATAAGGGCACCGTCTTTAAGTTTGGTAAGGTAAAAATAAAGGAAGAAATAGACGGACCCCATTTACATTTTGCTTTCGATGTGTTAGAATCAACAGTTAAGAAGCCTAAAAAACTACAAAATGATGTTAATTTCAAACAGTATCTTGGTGACCTATTAGTAGAATTAATGACGGATAATATTGACGAGGAAATAATTGATGAGACTAGAACAGACGATATTAAGGAACCTAATTTATAATGAAGAGTACATTCGCAAGGTACTCCCTTTCCTCAAAGATGAATACTTCTCAGATTCGATTGAGAGAACCATTTTCAAAGAACTTGGTGCATTTATTTCAAGATACAATACTACACCGACGATTGAGGCAATTGGATTGGCCATCAAAGAAAGGAGAAATCTTACGGATGTTGAAGTGGAAAAGTCCGAGTCTTATCTCCAAGAGATTGCATTGGCTAAGGGAGAAGAATCCAAGATTCAATGGCTTATTGAAAAAACAGAATCATTTTGCCAAGAACGGGCGATATACAATGCAGTATTGGGGTCTATTTCTATATTGGACGGTAAGGACAAAACAAACGACAAAGGTTCAATTCCCAAGATATTATCAGATGCCTTATCGGTAAGTTTTGATAATTCTATTGGGCATGATTACTTAGAGAACTCGGATGAACGATATGAATTCTATCACAGAAAAGAAGAAAGAATACCATTTGACTTGGACATGTTTAACAAGATTACAAAAGGCGGTCTTCCTATTAAAACTCTCAACATTGCTCTTGCTGGTACTGGTGTGGGTAAATCTCTTTTTATGTGTCATTGTGCCGCTGGAAATATGTCGATGGGTAGAAATGTTCTTTATATCACTATGGAAATGGCTGAAGAACGTATTGCAGAAAGAATAGATGCAAACTTATTGAATGTTACTCTTGATGATTTACTAGATTTACCAAAAGAAACTTATGATAGAAAAGTTGCAAGTCTTAAAAGTAAAGTAACCGGTAAACTTATCATTAAAGAATATCCAACTGCCTCTGCATCATCACTACACTTTAGGACTTTATTGAATGAACTTAATCTTAAAAAATCATTTGTTCCTGATATTATCTATATTGATTATCTTAATATTTGCTGTTCATCAAGAATTAAAGCCGGTAGCAACATTAATTCCTATACCTACGTTAAATCCATCGCTGAAGAGTTGCGAGGTCTTGCAGTCGAGTTCGGAGTTCCAATTGTATCTGCGACTCAAACAACAAGATCAGGTTATGGAAGTTCCGACCCAGGACTCGAAGATACAAGTGAAAGTTTTGGTTTGCCCGCTACTGCTGACATGATGTTTGCTTTGATTAGTTCTGAAGAACTTGAAGGTCTTGGTCAGATAATGGTAAAACAATTGAAGAATCGATATACAGATCCATCACAATTCAAAAGATTTGTTGTTGGTATTGACAAACCTAAAATGAGACTATACGATATTGATGATTCGGGTCAAAGCGGTATCATCGATTCCGGTATGCCATTTAAATCAGAAAGTCCTAAAAAGAAGTTCGAAGGTTTTAAGGTATAAATATTACTTTTAAGGAAAAAAATGCCGTTATCCGATTTTGATAAAATTTTACAAGAGTATAAAGACTCTGATGATGATTTTGGTTTCTCTACCGTTAGTAAAGAAGAATATGATGCAGTTGTAAGTAATACAAAAGCACAGACAGTTGAAGACTATCAAAAGAAATTAAAAGAACTTGAAAAAATTATAATACCTTTTTTAAACAAGCTACATAGTACAGGAGATAAAGAATATATCTTCTGGCCTAATCGCAAACCAATTATTGAAGAACAGGTAAAAAGAATCCTACAACTAACTAGATAATATTATGAAACCTTTGATCACAATTATCACCCCGACAACGGGTGCATCTTGCGTTAAACAGGCAATAGCCTCAGTTCAAACTCAAACATACGACAACATTCAACATATCGTTGTAGTTGATGGACCAACCGAGCAAAACGATATTCTTGATGATGCACTTGAAGGTGCATATGTCGATTTAATTAAATTGCCCTATGCAACAGGAAAAGATCAATATAATGGTCATAGAATATATGGAGCAATGTCTTATATTGCAAAAGGTGATTTTTTATGTTTCTTAGACCAAGATAATTGGTTTGAAAAAGATCATATAGAAGAACTTGTTAAAGTAATTAATGCCGGTAATCAATGGGCTTATACACTACGTAGAATTGTCGATCAAGAGGGACGATTTATCTGTAATGATGACTGTGAGTCTCTCGGTAAATGGACTTCTGTTATAAATGATAATTTCATTGATGTGAATTGTTACATGATACCTAAACAGGCCGCTTTAGGGTTTTCACCTTATTGGTATCGTAGAGCAAGACACCCACAAGAACAACCAGAAGTAGATAGAATACTTTCACCGTTTATGATGCAAAACTTTAAAAATTTCGATCATACATATGAGTATACAGTAAATTATAGGGTTGCAAGTAGAGCAGATTCCGTGCAGGGAGAGTTCTTCTTAAAAGGAAATGAAGTTATGATTAACAAATATGAAGGAAAATTGCCATGGCGAAAACAGATTTAATTATTGGTGCGTTTAGAGGCTATAACTATAGACAAGTTGAACCTTGGGTTAAGTCACTAAATGAATGCGGATTTGAAGGCTCAAAAGTAATCATCTCAATCAATTCATCGAAAGAAACAAATAATAAACTGAAAGATGCCGGTTTAATCGTATTGCAAAACAATACACCTAATGGTATGATGTTCCATATGGAACGCTTCTTACATATCTACGACTATTTAAAAAGCCAAGGCAATAATTATCGATATGTTTTAACAACAGATGTGCGTGACGTAATTTTTCAAACAGATCCTATGAAAGATATAGAACTGCGTTTAGAAGAATCTAAATTAAATTATATTGCAGTATCTGAAAGTATACATATTGAGAATGAGCCATGGAACAAAGATAACATTATCAAATGTTTTAGTGATTATACTTATAATACAATTAAAAACTCTGAAGTTTATAATGTAGGAACTCTTGCTGGTACTTCTGCCGAAATTAGAGACTTATGTGCAATGCTATTTCATATGTCATCTAATCGTGCAGATTGGGTTGCAGACCAAGCGGCGTATAATGTAATAATGAATCTAGAACCGTACCATGGTAAAACATATTTCTCAGATTTGGATGATGGCTTTTCTTGCAACCTGCATGTAACAAATAAACCAGACCAAATGGATCAATTCGGTCAGTTCTTAACTTGTGTAAGACCTGAAATGAATAAAGACTCGGTTATTGTAAGTGGTAAAACCAAAATACCGTATTCAATCGTACACCAATACGATAGAGTACCTGATTGGAAAAAAGAAATGTTGAAAAAACTCAATGTTGAAGATGAGACTGAATTTTTTACTTATAAGGTATAGATATGGGGAATATTTCAATTGTAACTGCATTTTTTGATATTGGTCGAGGCGATTGGACTCCTGATAAAGGTCTCCCACA